AGGGGTGAGCCCTCGTTGGCAGACGGCATCCTAAGCCCGCGTACCTGAGAGCGTCGGGCATCCGTCATTTCTATATGGAGTAGACATGCTCTACGATTACTTACTCGATTATCCCCAAGAGACCAAAATGACCGAATCTGAACTCACCGCAGAAGAACCCATCTCGTATCAGGGTGCCAAGTACGAGCGCTCGAATGTGAACTACGTCCATTTGTCGCTGCCTACGTACCTTGCTGAGCGTGGTCTGGAGCTGTCCGAGCAGCTTAACGCCATTCTTGGCAACATGCCTAACGGCACCTACATCGCAGGCGGGTCTGTAGCGGCGGCGATTTGCGGAGCATGGCCGAACGTAGCAGGCGACGTCGATCTCTTCTTCCATGACGCCGAAGCGCATTCTACGGCTACCAGGCTGCTTCGGTTCGCCGGCAAGCAGGTTATCGGCCCGCAAGTACCGGAAGGTGTCGAGATGTTCGAGCCCCGACAAGACTCGGAAGGGCTGCCCATCCAGACCATCAATATCCAGTGGTTCGAGAATATCGAACAGCTCATTGACGGGTTCGACTTCACGTGTTGTCAGTTCGGAATCGACGTGGGCAAGAAAGAGCTGGTCTTCAATCCCGTGAGCGTCACAGACTACACCAGGGGACTGCTCCTGAACCACCGATACGAAAAGAGCGAGCGGTTGAATAAGCGCATCGCCAAGTACATGCAGAAGATGTTCATTCCGGTCGGCGTTACGAAGAAGATCGCCCAAGAGCTTGGGCTGTGGAAGTAATATGAATCCCATATTCCCCGACTTTCCGAACATCGTCGCAGTCAAGGACTGGACTGGTGTTCGCTATGGGTGTTCGGTATGTCGGGAGGAATGGGTATTCCGTGAGATGTACTTCAAAGACGCCGACATCATAATCTCTATCAAAAAACTACACCGAATTTTCGCGAAGCATCAACACGACATCGATGACCGAGGCGGCATTGGAGAGGGAGCACTATGAGCGCATCAAGCGAATGGAAGGCCGCGCTGCGCGGCGATTCTCGTCGCCCAGACAGTCCGGGGTATTCGCGCACGCTGATGTTACAGGAACCCTTGGATGAGCCGCGAAGCTGGCTCTACTACAACTGGCCCGGTCTGGTACTTATCGGGAGCGCTGTGGTGCCCATGGTATTCGTCTGCTGGGCACTTCTAAAATAAAAGAGCCGCCCCGGCATAGGGCGGCTCCGGTCGACGAGGGAGCAGTGGAGGCTCGTCGACTACACGCTTTGCGTAACAGCCTGACCCGTAACACGCTCGTACTGAGACAGGGCGCGCTGGACAGGGAAGTTGTTGATTGCGTAGGCGGCCGTACGCAGCGCGAGCTGCTGAGCCATCGTAAGCATGACACCATTCTTTAGCATGTGATTCTCCTTAGGTTAGGGTTACGGCAGGTCTGAAGACCCTGCGGATTCATCGTTGTCGCCTTCCTCGTCGCTCAGATGCAAACCCTGCATCGTCACGGTGAGGTCGCTAAGCGCGCGAGCAGCCATCGAAGAGTTGAACCCGACCGGCTTCACCATCGTCACAATCATGATGGGCTTATTGGGGTCGGTCTCGAGGCGGTCGTGTAGCGAAACGGAGATATCGTCGTAGGCGAGTAGGTCTTGGAGTCGCGGAACGAGTCGACTACCAGTTTCCTTATCGATAACGGCGAATGGGCCGTGGTCTGTCACTCGGAAGCCCTGCATCGTGAGTCCGATGACCTCCATGCCCGTGTAAATCAGTTCGGCGGCCGAGAAACGACCGAGAATGAACGCGGGCTGGACGTCATATTGAACGCCGTACTGAACGGAGTTAAAGATGCCAGCAGGGCTGTTAGCGACCCAGAGAACTGCCCGTGCACCATGGAGGACCTTACTTTTAGCCATTGCCGCTCCTTACGCAGTTACCGTGCCTTGGACTTGCGTCACCAGGAAATTGATGGGCGCGAAATACAGACCCGTGGCGAGTTTCACCTCGGCGCTCACCAAGAGAGCCGGCGGCTGAACTTCGATGATAACGTTCTTAAAGCCCGAGGGCGCATCCGAAGAAGCAGCGATGAGCTTCAGCGCCTTGAGGCTGGTCATGATGTTTCGGAAGAACGCCAAGGCCACAGTCGGAGACACGTCCGCGAAAGACTGACCGACGAATGCTGTCTCCATACGCTGCGAAGTGGTCTGGGCGACAATATCCGCGACGTAAATAGCCTGGACGGAGTTGAGAACGAAGTTCGAGTCCACACCGTAGGTCGTATTATCGGAGACGAACTTGAACCCGCCGCCATCACGAGGGCGGAGAACCGTCAGCCCGTTGAGAAGCGCATCTTCAACCTGGTCGTCGTCCGTAGGCTTGAAATCGCCGACGAAAGAACGGACACCGGAGCAATTGATGCTCTTGTTGAAGAGAGGACGGTAGAATCCCGCGGCCTGCATGCCGGCTTCACAAACCGCGGACATCCAAGGCTGGAACCACTGGAGACCATTCGACCCAAGCGTATTGAAGTCGAGGAAGTTCACACCGGCCAGCCGGAAGTTCGCAAGCGTCTGAGCCGCAAGCTTCGACTCAGCGTAGGTGCCGCGGAAGCTGGGGAAACCCTGCCTCGGCTTACGGGTCTTGAACTGGCTCATTCGTACCACGTGCGCAGACAAAGCCGCGTTGATGCTGGCGATGTCGTACGTCGAGGTAGAGTCGGTCTCGTTGAGAGCGATATCAGGAATGGCGTCTTCGCTAAAGAGAGGAACCACGAAGTTGGCCTGGACGATACCCGCCGCATCCATCGCAGCCTGAACATCGGCGTTGGTCGTGCCGCCCTTGGAGCCGCCCGAAAGGAATGCCAGACCCGTGATACCGTGGGGGTCGGGGAGACCAGACTCGGGCAGAGCAGGGGCGAATTCGATGATACGGCTATTTGCCACCGACTGGACAACGCTGTAGGCGTCCTTCTTCAGACGCGCAGGCATTGTGCCCGTTAGCCCTTGGTTCGTGGCGCTGATTTCATCCTCGGCACCCGGAGCCGAAGCTTCGATATGATCCAACACCTCGGGGGAGAGCTGCTTGAATGCAGGGTTGGCCGTCGCGTGCCAAAGCGGGAGGGTGTTGATGTACGTCGCCAGGTCTCCGATGGTACGGAACTGAAGAACGTCGAACGGAGTAACGGTCCCCAGCGTGAGAAGATGCTGGCTCCCCGAGTCGACAAACGTGATAGGCTGTTGAACCGTATCGTCCTTACCGATGGTCAACACCACGTTACCGCCGGCCGTCCAACTCTCTGAGACGTTATCCGCGGAGCGAACGACATTCACCGCAATTTGACGTTCAGCGCCAGACGTGTAAATGGCACCCGTGGTGGAGATGGCTGCGGGGCTGCCATCAGCTCCGTAGAATTGCTGCCCCGTGCTCGTAGACGCGCGCTGGAAGAGAAGTGAAGCGCCCACGCCATCGATAACCGGGTTAAGGAATTCGAGGGTGCTGGTGCCAACCACCTCGGACGCGAATCCGGCAATAGCCGAAACCGCCGGAGTCGGAGCGAGCTGAGTTAGTGTCACGGAATCACTGGCGGCGCTAACGACCTTAAACCACCAGTAGACGCCACCGCGTTGGAACTTACACAGGTCGTCTTCCTGGGGCGTCGCAGTCCATGCCTCCAGAGGAGTCGTCAGGGTGATGACAAACGTCGACCCTACGATAGCAGCGGACCAAGTAGAAACACCAGTCTGGTCCGAGCGCTTCTTGCCCTTAGCCGCCGTGAAGGTAAGCTTTTCGTACGTCGTGAAATCCGTACCGCTGAGAGGCGTTGCCAGGACCGCGACCGGGGGAGTGGGAACCACACCCGAGGGGTCTCTCACCTTCTTCGCCGTGACCGTATTGAGGGTCGAGGAGAGGACGATGTAGAATCCGGCATTTGCCGCTGCGGTGCCCTGAATAGTCGAGCCAACTGGGATGATGAGGGTCTGGCCCACCACAGGCTGTGCAAACCAGGTCGTGCTTGCAAGGCTAATGGTAACCTGCGACCCAGAAGCGGCAACGCTGATGTTGCCGGTTAGAGTATCCGTTGGAAGGTGGGAGTCGCCGCCATTGACCATGATGTCCTTGTCGAAGGACTGGTTAACGGCAGTCAGTAGAAAACCAAGAAGTCCAGTCGCAGCGAGGGTCGGAGTCGTGTAACCGGGAGTTACCGGCAGTACGTATGGAGCGGCACCGTTGGCGGCCACCTTGATATTCTCGGCCGAAGAGTCGAGAACGTATGCAGCGGAGAAGCTCGGGAGAATCTGTTCGACTTTCTCAGAAACCGAATAGCCGATGATGTTCCCGAAGGTACCTTCCTGCTTGGCTTGTAGGACGCCGTAGCTACCTAGCGCCCCATCCGCCTTAGAGCCCTTATTCGTCTTGATGATATAGACGGCAGAAGGCGCTCCGCGAATAGCGGCGTCAAGAGATGGAGCGGTCAGCTCACGGTAGGCATCAACCAGGTGGCCCGTGCCATACTTCGCCTGTACAGCAGCGAATTGGCGGGGACCAAAAAAGTTCTGGGTGATATCGGTCTCGGAGGTAAAGTCCGGCCCAACATCGGCTTCACCGATCAGAGCGACAACGCCAGTCGTCGAAATGCCACTATTGGCCGGTGCGGTCTGCCATTTCGCAGGCGCGGAGGGGATAACAAGCGTGCCGTCCGTGGTGACAAAAGTCAAAGCCATAATAGCGTCTCCTAGGCAGGTAGATTAGGGTCGTCGACTAGATCTTCGGTTTTGCTAGAGGAGCGCCGCGAATTCCCGTCAGTCGGGCTATAGGCGAACCCTGCTTAGATACCGGTTTCGCTGCCATGCCACCAACAACGGGAGGCTTAGTGCTGGCTCCTGGAGCAAATGTCTTCGGAGCTGTATCTAGTTCTAGACCGGACGGAGCGCCGGCAGCGCCGGGGGTGGCCGGACGGAAAGCTGCCGCATCGTACTCAGCGGGAGATTTCGGCTGCACCTTGCCCGCGGCCGGTAGACCGGTCGCTTGTCCAGCTTCGAAGCTAGCCTGCTGACGGCTGGCCTGGATGCTTCCCGAGGCCGGGCGGGTTCCTCCACCATAAGAGAGAGCCTTTCGCAATTCACCGAACTGGTGTGCACGTTCGGAGATGCTCTTGTAAAGCTCGGACTTGCCCATTCCAAGTGGCATAACCTTCGGAGGGCTGCTGCCACCGGCCGCGGGCTTCCCGCCACCCATACCAGCGCCAGCGCCTGGGGCCTTGGGGGTCGACATGCCTTCGGCCTTGTGAATCGACATAGGGCCAGGAGCGCCCGGCTTGGAAGGTCTACCTCCGGCCGGGTGTTCACCCTGGCCGGGAGTCTCGGCCTTTATAATGGGCATCGGAGGCTTTTCACTAGGAGAAACCATCGGCGCCTTCTCGGCCCGCACATCCGCAACGGGCGTTGACGTACCGGCAGCGTAAGGCCCAGACGGAGCATGATGTTGGATTACGCGAGTTTGTTGTGCTGCCGGTTTCACGGCGGGCCTACCAGCGGCCTGAGCTGGGCCGGCCATCGTGCCGAGAGCCACCGCACCAGCAACTGCCGCTCCACGGGCCATGCGTCCAAGATGTTCCGTAATAGCACTCTTCGCCATGGGCAATT